CCCAGGCGGGCCGATGAACCCGTACTACATCCAGGCCGGGGGCACCGAGGGGCAGGGGCGGCGGGAGTTCTTCGCGGAGGGGTTCGCCGCGTGGTGCGAGGCCCGGCAGGCGTCCGGCGCGCAGCTTGCGGTGGCCGGGGTGAAGCACGACCGGGCCGCCTACACGGCGCGGCAGATCGCCAAGGCGGTCGGGGCGTGGCCGCAGATGGGCAACAGGGCCGACCCGGAGGGCGCCCTGTTCGCGGAGATGCTGGGGGAGCGGCTGGCGAAGTTCTACGAGCAGATGTACGCGACGCTGCAAAAGGCCACCCCGCCCCGCAAGAGGGGCGGTGCCCGGTGAGCATGCCCGCGCTGCCGCGCCGCCTGGACGGCGACACCCTCCTGGTGCCGGCCGTGTTCGAGCTGACCGGCGACGACGGCACGCAGACGCTGGCGGAGGGCGCCACCGAGCTGAACCCGGGCGACGACGGCTACGACGACTGGGACGCGTGGATGACCGCGCGGGACCAGGCCCCGGACGGCGGTGAGGGCGAGTGACCGCCGTTGGCGCCGTCGTCCGGGCGGCGGACTGGCGGGAGGAGCTGCACCCGAGGGGCGAGCACGGCAAGTTCGCGCACCTGGCCGGCGGCGCCCGCAAGCTGGCCGCCGAGGTGCGGACCCGGCTGGCGGGCACCAGCTCGGCGCACGAGCACCAGCCCAAGCGGGACGCGCTGGGCACGGCGGCGGCGCTGCTGGACGAGGCGGGCAGGCACTTTGACGCCGGGCACGGCGAGCCCGCCCGCCAGGCCGTGTCCCAGGCCCGCAAGCAGCTCGGCATCTACCACGCGCACCGGGGCGAGACCCGCCTGGCCCAGATGGGCCTGTTCGGCAAGGCTGACGCGCTGCACAGCGCGGCGCTGGACGCGGCGCGGGTGCAGGAGCGGCGCCCCGAACCCGAACCTCCCGCCGGGGGCGGCGGGGCGCTGCCGGGGCCGCATGACCGGCTGCGCACCAAGGTGGCCGGGCTGGCGGTCCGGTCCCGGGTCGGCTACCAGGGCCACGACATTGACCGCACCGCCGGCAAGGGGTTCCGGGTGCGGCTGAAGTCCGGCGCGGTGCAGCATTACGAGCACCCGCATGACGCGGCGCGGGCCGCGTTCGAGGGGAAGCACTTCACTCCCGGCAGCGCCCAGCCCAAGGCACCCGAGCCCGCCAAGGCCGAGCCGAAGCCGCCGGTGGCCAAGCCGGAGCCGGGCAGCGTTGAGGACATCAGGCAGCGGCTCCGGCGGGCACGCGAGGCCGCCGGGGAGGCCACCGCCCCGGAGCAGGCGCAGATGTACCGGCAGCGGGCGCGCTCGCTGGAACGGGAGCTCGAACAGGCCAAGGGCGCGGAAGCGAAGCCGGAGGCGAAGCCGGAGGCAAAGCCGGAGGCAAAGCCGGCGGAGGCGCTGGGCGCGAAGGTGCCGGTGCGGGGGCTGCCCGCCGGCTACACCGCGCACAAGATCACCGGCCGCACCGACTACGGCGGCCGGGAGCAGCGGGTGGTCGGCATCCACGACGCCGCCGGGACCAAGGTCGCGGAGCTGACCTACGGCGAGGTCGTGCACCAGCTACGCGGCCGGACCGGCAACATCAGCGTCGGCCAGCGGGTGGAGAAGGGCTACAGCTTCAAGCTGGCCCACCCGGAGGTGACCGCCTACACCAAGGGGGTGCGGCAGCAGGCCGTCAGGGACCGGGCCGCCTACCTGCCCGACGCGGTGCCCAAGTCGGACATCCGCCGGCCGCTGGGCGACGCCGCGCAGCAGGCCGTCAAGGACCACGAGCTGTACCTGAACCGGGCGCGGGAGGCCGGCATGACGAAGCCGCCCCGCCCGCCGGAGGCCAAGCCCCGCATTGAGGTGAAGGAGAAGGTGGCGGACCTGAATGCGCAGCTCTCCCAGGCGCGGCAGCAGGCCCGGTCCCGCGCCCCGTCCACCGCGCAGCGCGGCGAGGCGCGCAAGGCCGAGCTGGAGGCCCGGCTCCGCGAGCTGGGCGCCAAGCCGACCGGTGCGCGCGGCCAGGAGTTCTGGAAGCTGCCGCAGGCCGCCGCCGGCGACGCCGGGCCGCGTAAGGGCGGTGACGCGGAGGTGCTGCGCCGGTACTGGGCGCACGGCGAGGGCGCCGCCAAGATCGGCTGGGGGACGCCGGGGGACTTTGACCGGTGCGTGGCCGAAGTCGGCAAGTACATGACCGACCCGCAGGGGTACTGCGCGGAGCGGCACCATGACGCGCTGGGCATCTACCCGGCCACCCACGCGAAGCTGTTCCGCGAGGGGCGCGGTGACGTGGCCCCGAAGGGCGCGGCGGCCGGCATTGTGGTGCGGGCGATGCTGACCGGGCCGTCCGGGCAGTCCGCCCCGCCGCCCGGCGGCCTGGGCCAGCGGCCCCCGGCCAAGAGCACCCCGCCCGCGCAGAAGCAGCAGTCCGGCGGCGGCGGGTCCAGCACGTTCAACCAGCAGCACCCGCGCGTGACCTCCGGCCCCGGCGGCGGCCAGTTCACCAAGGGGCAGGGCGGCGGCGCCAAGTCCGGGCAGCAGCATCCGCAGGTCGGGTACGGGGCGACCGGCAAGGCCGTCGCCGCGCTTCAGGCCCGGCTGAACGCGCTCGGCGTCAAGCCGCCGCTGGCGACGGACGGCATCTTCGGTCCCAAGACTCTCGCGGCGGTGCGCGCGTTCCAGGCCGCGCACGGGCTGGCGGTGGACGGGATCGTCGGGCCCAAGACGTGGGGCGGGCTGGGCGCCGCCAAGCCGGGGCAGGTCGGCAAGGGCAAGGCCAAGGCGCCGGCCGCCCCCAAGACCAAGACCACCAGCACATCGCCGGGCAAGACGAGCGGCAAGACGCCGGGCAAGACCACCAGCACATCTCCCGGCAAGACCACCAGCACATCTCCCGGCAAGACGGGCGGCACGACCCGGGCGCCGGGCAAGCCGGTCACCCCCGGGTCGGCGCGGGCGCTGTCCACCGTGGCCCGCACCGCCACCGGCAACTCCAAGACGCCGGTGAAGTGGCTCGGCGGCAACCGGTACAGCGTCGGCGGCAAAACCTACACCCTGTCCAAGAACAAGGGCGCCGGGTACTCGCTGTGCCACGCCGCCGTCGCCGCCGCCGGGCCGGGCACCGTGCTGCCGCCGCTGGTGACCATCCCCGGGGTGGAGCTGCTGGCGGCCGGCACGTGGGAGCTGTCCACCGGCCGGCAGACCTTCACCCGCAAGGACATGGCCGACGCGGTGGACGCGGCGGAATGCCCGGCGGTCGGCCCGCCGGTGATCAAGATCGGCCACCTGGACCCCCGGTTCGCGGCCAAGCCGGGGCAGGACGGCACGCCGGGCATCGGCCGGGTCACCAACATGCGGCTGGGCGACTCCGGCGCCAAGCTGTTCGGCGACCTGGCCGGCATGCCCGGCTGGCTGGCGGCGGTGTCCGCGTCGGCGTTCCCGCGCCGCTCCGTGGAGGGCGCCTACGGGTTCAAATGCCAGATCGGGCACACGCACCCGTTCGTGATCACCGCGCTGGCGCTGCTCGGCGTCACCCCGCCCGGGGTGGGCGTGCTCAACGACCTGCCCGACATCGCATCGCTGTACGGGCTGACCGCCGCCGCCGCCGGGCGGCCCCGGCCCGCCCCCGGAATCACCACTGGGAGGGCCTGATGGCAGTCACTGAAGAGGATGTGCGCCGCGCCTACTACGCCAACGCCGGCGCACCGCAGAGCTGGTGGATCACCGAGCTCCAGCTTGACCCGAGCCAGCTCGTCGTCAGCGACGGCGACGGCCGGATCTACCTGGTGCCGTTCACCGTGGACGCCGACGACGTGGCGTTCGGGGAGCCGGCCGAGCTGGTGTCCTATGACGCGGTGGCCGCCACCCGGGGCAGCGGCACCGTGTGGCTGTACGCCAGCGCGGCCGAGTCGCGGGCCGTGACGGTGGAGGCGGCGTGGGACGGCGGCGCCGCCGTGCGGAACCTGGGCGATGACCCGTCCGCGTCCCAGATCCGGGCGGCGTTCGCGCTGCCCGGCGCAACCAAGTCCGACTCGTCGCTGCCGCACCACAACGTGTCGGCGTCGGGGGAGGTGGGCGGCCCGAACGCGGACGGCTGCTCGGCGGCGATCGGCGCGCTGAACGGCGCCCGGGGCGGGCTGAAGGGCGTGTCGCCGGACGCGGCGAGGGCCGCCTACAACCACCTCGCCGCGCACCTGCGGGACCTGGGGCAGACACCGCCGCCGTTCACCGCCGCCGCCGGCGACCCCGGCGACGTAAACGAGACGTTTACCGCCGATCAAGACGAGGGCGGCGAGGAGGACGAGGACTGGGAACCGGACGTGATCACGGTGGACGCGGCCGGGAACCACGCTCCCGCCTCCGTCACGCACACCCACCCGCACCCCGCCTACGGCGCCCAGTCCGGCGACCAGTCCCACGAGCACGAGCACACCCACGAGGGCGACAACGAGCACGCCCACGAACACCAGCCTGCGGCTGCGGGCACCAACCAGGAAGGAGGCTCAGACGTGCAGTTCACGGATGAGCACATCGCCAGCCTGCGGGAATCTCTCGGGCTGGGCGAGACAGATCAGATGGATGACCCGGGCGCGCTGGTGGAGGCCGTCGCCAAGGTGGCCCGGCGGGCGGCCCAGTTCGCCGCCGCCACCGGCCGCAAGCTGCCCGAAGGCGTGATCGCCGTCGAGCGGGAGGCGTGGGACGCCCTCCAGGTCAAGGTCAGGCGGGGCGAGGAGTTCCGCGAAAGGCAGCTCATCAAGGAGCGCGACGGGGTGATTGAGGCCGCCGTCGCCGCCGGCAAGTTCACCGCCGCCCGCCGCGACCACTGGAAGCGGCTGTGGGACGCCGACCCCGAAGGCACCCGGGTAGTGCTGGCCGGCCTCCAGCGCAACGTCGTCCCGATCAACGACGTCGGCATCGTCGGGGACAGCGAAGACGAGCTGCTGGAGGAGGAGTACAAGAGGCTGTTCCCGCCCGGCGCGGCCAGGTAAGGGGCCGGGGCCGTGCCTGACTACACGGCGGTATTCATCCCGTCCCTGGTCATCACGCTGACTGCCAGCGCGGCCATCACCGGCGGCGACCCGGTGGAGGTGTCCGGCAACGGCACCTGCGCGCGGGTGGCCGCCACCGGGTCCGGGCACGTCATCGGGGTCGCCGCGCAGGACGCGCAGATCAACGCCCGGGTCAGCGTGTACGCGCGGGGCCTGGTGCACGAGGGCCGCGCGGACGGGCCGGTCACCGCCGGGGACCAGGTGGTCGCCTCGGCCACCGCCGGGCGGCAGGTCGCCACGCTGGCCGTGTCCGGGGTGACGGAGAACGCCACCTACTCCAACACCGAGACCCAGAACAACATCAACAACTCGGTCAACGCCGCCCGGGGCGTGCTCGGGGTGGCGCTGACCACGGCGGCCGACAACGCCAAGGTCCGCTGGATGGAAGGGGTCTGAGATGCCCGATTACACGCCGGTGTACGCGCCGTCCAAGGTCACCACGATGACGGCGGCCGGGAACATCGCCGGCGGCGACATCTTGGAGGTGGCCGCGTCCGGCACCGTCCGCAAGTGCACCACGGCGCTGTCGTTCGCCTACATCGGCGTCGCCGGCGACGACACCCCGTCCGGCGGCCGGGTGACGGTGTTCACGCGCGGGTTCGTGCACGAGTCGGTCGCGGACGGGGCGGTCAACGCCGGGGACCAGCTCAACACCTCCGCCACCCTGGGCCGGCAGGTGATCACCGCCGCCGCGACCGGCGCGTCGCCCGGCAAGGCCGACGTGGACCGGGTGCGCGCCGTCATCGGCGTCGCGCTCACCACGGCGGCGGACAACGCCAAGGTCCGCTGGATGGAGTTCTGAGAGGAGAACCCCGATGCCTGATTACTCACCAATCAACAGTGACGGCGGCCTCGTCACGCTGACCGCCGGGGGCACCGGCCTCACCGGCGGGCAGCTGGTCAAGATGAGCGCCGACGACACGGTCATCCCCACGGCGGCCACCGCTGACCGGGCGGTCGGGGTGGCCGCGCATGACGTGGGCGTCGGCGGCCGGGTGTCGGTGTGGCTGCTGCCCGGCTACATCCACGAGCTTCCGCCGACCAGCGCCGTGGCTGTCGCGGCGGGCAACGCGGTCGTCGCGGACGCGAACGGCCGGATCAACACGGCCACGCTGGCCACTGCTGCGGCGGCGGGCACGCTCATCGGCATTTGCGTGCGCGGCGCCACCGGCAACGCGGGCGGCACCGCCAAGGCCAGGTTCCTCGGCGTCTGACGGCGCCCGGCAACAGAAGGGAATGAGTCACTATGCCAGGTACCTACCCGGCCCCGCCGCCCACCTTGACGGGCGACCTCGAAACCATATCCAGGTTCCTCCAGTCACCGACGCAGATCAGGCGGCGGCTGCGGGACTACCAGGATCTGCGGTTCGTGTCCGATCAGCTTCTCACCCAGCGGTTCCGCACCAGCGGCGGCGCGGCGCTGTACGAGATGTCCGAGCCGTTCGTGACTGACCGGACGGTTGAGGCTGTCGGCCCCGGCGCGGAATACCCGTTCGCCAACATGCCCACCGGCACCGCCGCCATCGCCAGCGTGGCCAAATGGGGCCAAAAGGTGAGGATCACCGACGACGAGATCGCCCGCAACGTGTACGCCGGCGCCACCATCGACCGGGCGATGCGCAAGCTGGTCAACTCCATCATCAAGCAGGTCGATGGCGTCACCATGTCCGGCATCACCTCGGCGGTGTCGGCGTCGGTGACCGCCGCCGGGTCCGGGGCGATCCGGTGGGGGCAGGCCGCCAGCGCCACCCGCACCATGCTGTTCGACATCTTGTCGGCCAAGGCCGCCATCTACGGGCTGAACCTGGGCTACAAGCCGGACACGCTGCTGCTCAACGACACCGGCTACGCGCTGATCATGTCCGACCAGACGATCACCAACGCCCTCCAGCGGGAGACCCGCGAGTCCCCGGTGTACACCGGGACGATCGAGGTGATCGGCGGGCTGGCCATCATCGTCACCCCGAACATCACCGAACCGTACGTGCTGGACTCCACCCAGCTCGGCGGGATGGCCGACGAGATGGACGCGGCCCCCGGGTACGCGATGGACCAGCTTGCCGTGCAGGTCAAATCGATCCGGCTGGACTCCAACGACGCGTGGGACCTCCAGGGCCGCCGCAAGACCGTCCCGATCGTGCAGGAGCCGGGGGCGGCCTGCAAGATCGCGAGTGCCCTGGTATGAGCGACACAGCATACGTGGTGACCGGCGAGTACGTCACGGTCCGCACCATGACCAACGACGGGCCGCGCATCGTCGGCCTGTACAAGGGGTCGGCGGTGCCGGGCGACGCCGCCGACGACTGGATCGCCCATCACCTGGAAAACAAGCTGATCGCGGTGCAGGGCGGCGGGACGGCGGTGACCGCCGAGTCGGTGCCGGAGGAGACCGCCGCGCCGGAGGCGGCGGCCGAGGAGGCGGAGGCACCCAAGTCCGCCGGGCACCCGTCCCGCCGTCCCGCCGGCGGTGCCGCGAAGGGAGGGTAGGCGGTGCCGGGCGAGAGCTGGGCTCCCGGGCTGGCGGACGTGGCCCGGCACATTCCGCTGCGCACCCGCGACACGCGCTCACCCGGGTCTGACGTGGTGCTCGGCACGTTCACCGCCGCCACCACCCCCACCGACGCGCAGGCGCAGCAGGCCATCGATGACACGGTGGCGGCGCTCGTCGCGGACGTGGGGCCGCTGCCTGCGGGCGCGGCGCTGAGCGCGGACATCGCGGTCGCGGCCCGGGTGGCGGCGGAGTGGCGGTGCGCCGCCGACATCGAGATCGCCTGGCCGAACCGGGACGCCGACCTGCGCCTGTACGACCAGCTCAACGCCCGCGCCGCCGACGCGCTGGTGACGCTGCGGCGGGTCATGGTGGAAGCCGGCGCCGGGCTGGTGGAGGCGTACCCGGAATGGGCGCTGCCCGCCGCCCCGGCCTGGGGCGACACTTCGCCCGGGTCGGGCGCGGACTACGCGATGGGGCCGGCGGCGGGGCCGCCGCAGCAGGGGGGGCCCGTCTATGGCTGAGATCACGATGGTGTGGGACAGCGCGGCACTGGCGCTGGTCACCGACGACCCCCGCGTCAAGGCGGCGATGGACCGGCTGGCCGCCAAAGCCGTCGTCACCATGAAGGCCAAGACGCCGGTGTCGCCGGTGTTCCCGGTGTACGCCCAGCCGGTGCCGCTGGGCCGCTCCGCCGGCCCGGTGTACGGCGGGGGGCTGACGCTGGCCGAGGCGCGGGCCGCCGTGGTGAAGGCGCAGGCCGGGGTGACCGACACCGCCCGGCACCGGCTGCTCCAGCGGGCCATCAACCACCTGGACTACGCCGACACCGCGCAGGCCCGGCAGCTCGCCGCCGCCGAGCTGCGCGCCGCCGGGCTGGCGCCGCTGGCCCGGCAGGTACAGGGCATCCGGCACAAGGGGGTGCGGCGGATGTCCGGCCCCGACCGGCCCCGGCTGCGCCGCGCCGGGGACCTGCCGCTGAACGTGTCCGGGCGCCTGCGCGAGTCGGTGCGCGCGTTCCGGCAGCGGGACGGGTCGGTCATCATCGGCCCGACCGCCGACTACGCCCGGTACGTCAACGACGGCACCCGGCCGCACATCATCCGCTCGCACGGCCCGTGGCCGCTGCGCAACCGGGTCACCGGGCAGATATTCGGCCGCATCGTGCACCACCCCGGCCACCAGCCCGGCGCGCACTTCATCGAGCGCACCGCCGAGGCTCTCGGCGGCGCCCGGGAGCGTGCCTGATGGCGGTCGCGGCGGAGGCGGCGGTGCGCGCCTGGATCAACGCCCGCCCCGGCCTGGTGGGGGAGGGGAACCCGCTGTCCCGGGGCGCCTACCTGCGGCACCAGCGGTCCCCGGAGGGCGGCGCCTACGCGGTGATCTCCCGCAACTCCGAGGGCGTCGGGTCGCTGGTGGCCGAGCAGTCCCCGGTGGCCACCGCCCGCATCCAGTGCCTGGTGTACGCCTACCCGGAGCAGGCCGCCGAGACGGCGGCGGCGGCGCTGCTGAACGCGTTCGAGTCGCTGACCGGCTGCCCGGAGCCGTGCGGCGACACCGGCGTGACGGTGCTGGTCGCGTCGAACTTCGTCGGGCCGTTCTTCATCTTCCAGCCCGACTCGGAGCAATACCAGTTCCAGGTGGACGCCGACCTGGTGCTACGTCAGGAGGACACACAATGACTGCCTACACGGTGATCAACGGCAGCCGGTCGGCCGGGGCGGACATGAGCACCGGCCTGGTCGCGGTCGCCAACAACGACACGTTCGCGCCCGGGTCGGACGTGTGGCTGCGGGTCAAGAACGCGTCCGGGTCGGCGGTGACCGTCACGGTGATGAACGCCGCCGCCAACGCCGGGCCGGGCGGCACGTTCCTGGCGCCGCTCGCGCTGGCCCCGGCCGTCCCCGCCACGACGGGGGACCGGCTGTACGGGCCGTTCCCCGCCTACATCTTCGCTGACCCCAGCGACGGGCAGGTGCACCTGTCATTCTCGGCCACCGCGTCGGTGACCGCCGCCGTCTACAACCTGCCCGACTAGGAGGCGATACCCATGCCAGCAGCACACCGCAGGGCCGTGCCGCCGGCCGCCCCGCCGGAGCCGGAGCTGACCGAGCCGCCGTACTACGAGGCCACCGAGGACCTGCACGTGTACGACCCGGAGGCCGGGACGGCGCCGGCTGTCGCGTTCCGCGCCGGCGACCAGGTGCACCCGGAGCTGGTGGAGGCCAACGGCTGGGGCGGCAAGGTCAGGGTCCCCGAGCAGTTCAGGGACACGCTGGCGCCCCCGGCCCCGCCGCCGGAGCCGGACCAGGACAAGGACGCCGCGCCGGCTGGCGACGGCGGGAAGGAGTAACCGATGGCACGCGGGAACCCGGTTAACCTCGCCCTCGGGCCGGGTTACCTCTACATCGCCCCGCTGGGCACCCCGGAGGTCACCGACCTGGCGACCGCCTGGACGGCCGTGTCGGCCAACTGGGTGGCGATGGGCTACACCGAGACCGGCTCCACCTTCAAGTACGCGCTGGCCACCAGCCCGGTGGCGGTGGCGGAGGAGCTGGACCCGGTGCAGATCGCCACCACCGGCCGCACCTCCACCATCACGTTCGCGCTGGCGGAGCTGACCGCCACCAACCTGATGCGGGCGGCGAACGCGCCCACCAGCTCGCTGACCACGGCCGGGGGCATCACCAGCTTCGAGCCGCCCGACCTGGGCACCGAGGTGCGGCGGATGCTCGGCTTCGAATCCGAGGACCACACCGAGCGGTGGATCTACCGGCAGTGCTTCCAGACCGGTGACATGTCGATCCAGCGGCAGAAAGGCGCCGCCAACGCCACCGTCAGCGTGGAGTTCACGCTGGAGAAGCCGGCCACCGGGTCCAAGCTATTCAAGGCCATCCTGGCCGCGCCGCAGCGGACCGTGTGATGACCGGCCGCAAGTACACGTCCCGGCCGCCGGCGGCGGCCGGGGAGGAGGAGGCCGGGCCGCGCGAGTACCCGTTCGAGCTGGACGAGGCGACCTTCACGGCGGTGCTGGACGCCGCCGACGCGGACGCGGTGCTGGAGTGGTCCGAGCTGGCCGCGACCGCCACCGCCGCCAACGCGGAGCTGACCAGCCCGGAGGGGGTGGCGTTCACCGCCCGGTTCTTCCGCCTGATGCTGCCGGGCGCCGAATACGCCCGGTTCCGCGCCCACCTCAAGGCCCACCACACCCACCCGGACACGCTGCTGGAGATCATGGCCGGGCTGAACGAGGACATGGCGGAGGCGGTCGAGGACGAGGCCGGCCGCCCTATCGCACCGTCGCCGCCCTCCTTGCCTGGGCGCGGGGCGAGGGACGAGCGGCGGTTGCAGATCATCTCGATGGCCGGCGGCGACGCGGACATCGAGTTCGCGGACTACAGCGAGCCGCCGGTGCGGCCGAGGCCACGGCAGACGGCGCCCCGGCAGCCCCGGGACCACCGCCGCCGCCAGGACCGCCGCCGGACGGGGTGAGCCTGCGGGCGGTCTGCGACGCGGCGCAGGTGGTGCGCGGCGAGATCGAGGACCGCCGTGACCTGCTGCGGCTGCTGGCGGTGATCGCCCGGGGGGTGGGCGCGAAGGGGCTGGAGGACTACGAGCCGCCCTCGGCCGCGTGGGAGGACTGGCTGGACGAGCAGAAGGAGGCGTGAGCTGTGCCGGGCATCGCTGAGGTGTTCGTCCGCCTCGTCCCGCAGCTCGACAAGCGGGACGTGGAGAAACAGCTCGACTCCGTGGACGCCAAGGCCGCCGGCAAGAAAGCGGGCAAGGACTACGGCGACGCGCTGGGCACGGAGGTCGGCAAGGCAACCGACAAGGTGGCCGCCGACGCCGAGGGCAAGGGCAAGGAGGGCGGGCGCCGGTTCGGCCTCGGGTTCGGGGCGGCGTTCGGGTCCAGCGCCGACGTGGCCCGCGCCGGCGACAAGGCCGGCGACACCGCCGGCAAGAGCTTCGCCGCGAAGTTCGGGCAGCACGTCAAGAACATCATGGGCGGCATCGGGCCGGGGGTGCTGGGCGTCGGCGCCAAGCCGGCCGCCATCACCGCCGGGATCGGCGGGGCGGCCGGGCTGCTGCCGGCGCTGTTCGCCGGCGGGGCGACGGTCGCGCTGGGCGGCGCCGGCGCCGGGCTGATCGACATCGCCGCCAAGCAGCTCATCGGCACCAAGAACGTCAAGGGCAAGGCCGCCACCGAGGGGCCGCTGTACGACGCGGCGCAGCAGATCAAGACCACCTTCACCGACGCCATGCAGCAGGCCGTCAAGCCGATGCAGGCGCCGCTGGCCGCCGCCTTCAAGCAGATCCCCGGGATGCTCAAATCGGTCACCCCCGCCCTCCAGGCCGCGTTCGCCGGGGCCGCCACCCTGATCCAGCCGCTGCTGCACGGCATCTCCGACCTGGCGCACGACATCCTGCCCGGCCTGGGCGCCGCGTTCCGCGCCGCCGCGCCGCTGCTCCGCCCGCTGCTGGACGGCATAGGGCAGCTTGTCAAGGGGCTGCTGCCCGGCCTGGTCGCGCTGCTGCACGCCGCCGCCCCGGCGGTGACCGTGCTGGCCGGGTTCCTGGGGTCGCTGGGGTCCTCCCTCGGCGGCATGCTGCGGGCGATGGCCCCGGCCGTCGCCGCGTCCGCCGCGCTGCTGAAGGCCGTAGGCGGCGTGATCACCTCGCTGCTGCCGGTGGTCGCGTCGCTGGCCGCCTCCTTCGCCACCGCCCTGGCCCCGGCGTTCACCGCCCTGGCCGGGGCGCTGAAGGCCCTCAACCCGGTGTTCGACATCCTGGGCAGGTTCATCGCCCAGTTCGCCGGCGCCGTCATCGGCGACCTGTCCTCGGCCATCACCGCCGTGGTCACCCTGCTCACCCGGGCCGGGCCGGCGCTGGGCGCGTTCTTCGACGCCCTCGGCAAGATTTTCAACGTCATGGAGTCCGCCGGGGTGTTCGCCACCCTGGGCAACGCGGTGGAGATGCTGGCCGCCCCGCTGGGCAACCTGGTCGCGGTGCTGATACGCGGCCTGGTGCCCATCCTGCCGCCGGTGATCAACTTCATCGGCCAGCTGGCCACCATCATCGCGGCCGGCCTGGCCAACGGGGTCGTGCAGCTGCTGCCGCCGCTGACCCAGCTCGCCACCGTCGTCCTCCAGGCCCTGGCCAACGTGCTGCCCGTCATCCTGCCGGTCCTGACCGCCATCACCACGGTCCTGTCCGCCGCGTTCGTCCGGGTCATCTCCGACCTGGCCACCGCCCTGTCCGCCATCATCACCGCCATCCCGCCGCCGGTGCTGGAGGGCATCGCGGTCGCCATCGCCGCCATCGTGGGGGCGCTGAAGCTGTGGGCCGTCATCCAGGCGGTGCTGGATATCGAGCTGTCCCCGTTCATCGCCGTGATGATCATGATCGGCGCGGTGGTCGCGGTGATCACTATCGCGGTGGTGGAGCTGGTCAAGCACTGGGGCACCGTGTGGGCGTTCATCAAGCGGATCACGCTGGACGCGTGGGGCGCCATCTACAACGAGGTGCTAGCGCCGCTGATCAGGTTCTTCACCAAGATGATCCCCGACGCGTTCAACGCCACCATCACCTGGGCGAAAGAGCACTGGCCGCTGCTGGTGGCCATCATCGGCGGGCCGGTCGGCGCGATCGTCGCGCTGGTCATCACGCACTGGAATCAGATCAGCTCGTTCCTGGCCCGGGTGTGGCACGACATCACCGCGCTGGCCGTCACCGTGTGGAACGGCATCGCCGCGTTCTTCGCCGGCTGGTGGAACCGGGAGGTGACCGGCTGGACGAACATCGTCAACTGGCTGCGCGGGTTCCTGGCCGCCGCGTGGGGCGCGATCCGCGCCACGGCGGTGTCGTGGTGGAACGGCATCGCCTCGTTCTTCACCGGCTGGTGGGACAACGAGGTCGCCGGCTGGACCAGGATCATCGGCACGCTGAAGGGGCTGCTGTCCGGCGCGTGGGCCGACATCAGGCGGGTCGCGGTCGCCGCCTGGGCCGGGATCGCGTCGGCCATCGGCACCGCGTGGAACGCGGTGCAGAACGCGGTCAAGGGGCCGATCAAGTGGGTCATCCACTTCGTGCTCAACGACGCGCTGATCAAGGGGTTCAACCTGGTCTCGCACGCGGTCGGCGGGCCGCACATCGGCAACATCCCCGAGACGCTGGCGGCGGGCGGGAGGATCACCGCCGGGACCGGGCCGACCGCCGATGACGTGCCGGTGTGGGTGTCCCGGGGGGAGACGGTCGTGTCGGCGGCGCACAGCGCGCAGCTCGCGCCGGCGTTCGCCCGGGTGGGGGTGCCCGGCTACCAGACGGGCGGGGTGCCGCTGCCGCCGGGCACCCCGGCCACCTCCGGCACCTGGTCCGGGTCCGGCGGCACCTCCCAGTCGCTGCTGTCCGGCATCCCGGGCGGCGGGGTGCTGCACAACATCGGGCAGGCCGCGTCCAACGTGTGGCGGGTCACCGGCGACGTCGGCAAGATCATCCTGGCGATCGCCACCGGCAATGCCGTCGCCGCCGCCAACGCGTTCTTTGACATGATCGGCAAGAAGACCGGCGGCGCGATCGGGGACCTGGCCGGGCTGCTGGTGGCGATGCCCGCCCGGCTGGTGCACGACGTGGTGTCGTTCCTGATGGGGATGGGCGGCGGCGCGACCGGGTCCGGCGCGGACATCGCGAACTTCGCGGCGACGTTCATCGGGAAGATCCCCTACACGTGGGGCGGCGCGACGCTGACGGCTGCCGACTGCTCCGGGTTCGTCCAGGCCGTTTACAAGCACTTCGGCATTGACGCGCCGCGCACGTCGGAGGCGCAGGGCGCGTGGGTGACGCGGGGGCCGCCGGTGGCCGGAGGGCTGGCCCTGTACCACTCGCCGCCGGGCGGGCCTGACCCGGGGCACGTCGCGATCGTCCGCAACGCCATGCAGGTCATTTCGCAGGGCGGCGGGATGGGGCCGCAGCTGATGCCGATTCACGCGATGCCGCTGCTGTGGACGGGCACCCCGCCGGGCGGGTTCGGCGGCGGCGGGGCGGTGTCCGGCACGGTCGGGCAGTGGATACGGATGGCGCTGAGCATGGCCGGGGCGCCGCTGTCGTGGGCGGCGTGGATGGGCACGCTGGTGAGCAAGGAGTCCGGCGGCAACCCGAGGGCGGTCAACCCGCAGACCGCCGGCATGAGCGGGGAGCACGCCGAGGGCATCGCGCAGACCATCCCGTCCACGTTCGCCGCGTTCGCGCTGCCCGGCCACGGCAACATCTGGAACCCGGTCGATGACCTGATCGCCTCGGTCCGGTACATCAGGGCCACCTACGGCTCCCCGGCGAGCATTCCCGGGCTGGGCGCGCCCGGCAACTACGTCGGCTACGACGGCGGCGGCCCGATTCCCGAGCCGGTGTTCGGCATCGGCCCGTCCGGCACGTTCTACCAGTTCCACGCGAACGAGGACGTGCTGCCGGCCGGCGGCGCCGGGGCGCTGCTGGCGGAGCTGCGCGCCATCCGGGGGCTGCTCGGCGCGGCTCCCGGCCGCACCGCCGCCGGGGTGGCGGCCGGGCTCGCCGCGCACACCGGGACGATGGCGCAGGCCGCCAGGCTGGGGGCGCGGTAAACATGCCGTTTACCCATCCCGATGCCTGGTGCCTGGTCACCTACACCGCCGCCGACTCGACCACGGTGCAGGCGTGGAACCCGCGTGACGGCGTGGTGCCCGCCGTGATCACCGTCCCCGGCACCGGCAAGCCGGCCGCCCGCACCGGCGCCGTCTTCAAGGGCGAGGGGTACACCCCGCCCGGCGGCACCCTGACGTTCACCTCGGTGCCGCCGCCGCCGCCGCCGGTGCCCGGCAAGCAGACCGCCTACCAGCTCGGCTGGCCCGGCCAGCCCTGGACCGCCGGAGGATAGCCGTGCCGACCTTCACCATCCCCCCGGCCACCAGGACGGCCGGGCAGCCGTTCTTCCCCGACGTGGACAACGCGTGGGCCGCGATCGCGGCGCTGGCCGGGGTCAACGTGCTGAACACCGCCTACGGCGGCGGCGCCGACAACACCGGGGGCACCGACGCGGCCCCGGCGATCCGCGCCGCGATCGCCGCCGCGCAGCCGTCCGCCGCGCCGGTGTTCCTGCCGCCAGGCACCTACCGCATCGCCTCCCCGCTGACCATCACCGCCACCTGCTCGCTGATCGGCGCGGGCCGCGAGGCCACCATCCTCCAGCTCGCCGCCGGGGTCAACGACTACTGCATCAAGTTCACCCAGTCCTCCGGCGCGATCGTGGGGGCGCGGCTGGCCGACTTCACCATCAACGGCGCGTCCGCCAGCCAGAGCGCGGGCGGCGGCATCGACGCCGAGGGCGCCGTGCAGTGCGCGTTCGAGCGGCTGCACCTGACCGGCTGCTACGACTGGGGGCTGAAGCTGGGCCCGATCCCGGCCGGCGGCGGCTTCGGGCACCACAACAGGATCGCGGGCTGCCTGTTCGACAACGCGACCGCCAACGGCATCGGCGGCGGCGCCTGGGCCACCAGCTCGGACGAGAATTTCTTCACCCGCAACGACTTCGAGTACCTGGGCGGGGTGAACGCGCCGTCCGGGGCGGGGTCGTTCCCGGTGATGCTGCTGGACCAGGCCGGCCTCCAGCACATCATCGGGAACTGCCTCGTCGGGGCGCGCGGCGGGGCGCTGAACGTGGTCGGGATCAGGGTCACCAACGCCTCCCAGACCCGCATCATCGGCAACACCTGCGACGGGGTCGGCGGCGACAACATCATGATCGTCGGCAACGATAACGTGATCGTCGGCAACGTGTGCACGTCGGTGGGGGACCAGGGCATCGCCAACACCGCCGCCGGCATCCACACCGAGTTCGCCGCCGCCCGCAACACGATCATGGGCAACAACCTGTCCACCTCCGCGACCGCCGGGAAGACCGGCTGGCTGATCCGCGAGGAGAACATCGGCAGCCCGGGACCGAATGTGATCGAGGGCAACACGCTGCGCACCCAGGGCGCGGTGGGGACGGCGCTGCTGGTCACCGGCGGCGCCGGGTCGGTGGTGCGCGGCAACACCGGCTACAACCCGGTCGGCAAGCTGGGGCCGCCCGCCGTCCCCGCCTCCGGCGCGCCGCTGCTCAACCCGTAC